TATGAGTTTTTTAAAGCACGTCGGTAAACACGGTGATCGTAAGGTTGCTATCATTTTTCGTGAGGTTCCGGGTGAACCTCACATGTGTCTCGTAACATACACAGAGACATTAAATCAACACATCCACGATCCATTAATTCGTTGTATTGAAAGTGATATTGGGCAACATGCTGAATCATTAAGTGATGCATTGAATCGCACACTAGGTTTAGATGGTAATCCTATATTGCAAGTATTGCACCGTGAAGGTTTATTAAAGAAAGTAAACACAGAGAACATAGTTGTCACACCAAATAGTCAAACTAAAATCAAATTGAATGAACTCAATAAGATTTTGACTGAGATGAAACAAGGTGAAGATGCAGTCAAGCGCATGGCTGACTTAGATCAAAGCCGTGGACTACAAGATCCACAAGATGTAGCACGTAGAATGCGTGAACAAAAAACACGGGATGCCAAGACTCAACAACCACCATTAGTAGCAAGTAGCAATGATGTATTAGGTGATAACGCATTAGCAAACAATCTACGTCAACAGGCTGCAAAGATGGCCGCTGAAGCTAAAGGTTTAATAGTTGAAAGTGAACTGTTAATCAAACAAGCTAATGACATGGATCCCCCGTTAGTAGCTAAGAAACCTAAAACTGCTAAGAAATCTGTAGTAGTTGAGGCACCTGTAGTTGCAGCAACTACTGAATCTAAAGTTAAGAAATCAAGAGCAAAAGTTAGTGCATAATGAGTCCAGAATTCATTGAAAAGTGGGAACATATCCTTGAAGATGTTGAGAAAAATAAAATACCAGTAGAGTTTATTAAGAAATTAATAATCAAACTACAAGGCAAAAAACAACAGACAATTAATATTGAAAAGTTTATGTCTCAGGGTTTAGATCCTGATCAGATTGAAGAAGTAGTAAGCAATAAGTTACAAGAACTAGACCATTTGGTAGTAAGCGTAGAGTTTATTTTAAATGTTCAAAGTATCGCTGACGCAGTTCAACCTGAGACGGACAAATTATTGAATGGATTATGAAACAATATTTAGAATTATTACAAGATATTCTAGACAACGGAGAAACAAAAGATGATAGAACTGGCACTGGGACTATTAGTGTGTTTGGACGCCATCTTCGCTTTGATTTGCGTAGGAATTTCCCCGCAGTCACTACTAAAAAACTTGCTTGGAAAGCGTGTGTAGGTGAACTACTCTGGTTCATTGAGGGTAGCCGAGATGAACGCAGATTAGCAGAGATTACACATGGCACCCGTGATGGTGTTACTACTATCTGGACACCAAACGCACTAGCAGGTTACTGGAAAAGTAAAGCAAAGTTTCAAGGCGATTTGGGTCGTGTATATGGAGTGCAATGGAGACATTGGCTTACTCCTGTATCACACAAAAGTGAAGTCTTTATGGATGAGTTTGGCTCAACATACGACCGCAAAGGTAGTATACATCATAAAGAGATTGATCAATTAAAAAATTTAATAGAGGGTATTCAAAAAGACCCCGATGGTCGTAGACATATACTCACTGCATGGAATCCAGGTGAGTTAGATCAAATGGCGCTGCCACCATGTCATGTATTATGCCAATTCTATGTCAATAAGAATAAAGAACTCTCTTGCCATATGTACCAGCGTAGTGTTGATGTTTTTTTGGGTTTACCTTTTAACATTGCTAGCTATGCGTTACTCACTCATTTAATCGCACAAGTATGCGGATTGGGTGTTGCTGAATTAATTATTAGTACAGGTGATACACATATCTATAGTAATCACGTTGAACAAGTTAAAGAGCAACTAAGACGTGAGCCATTACAATTACCCACATTGAAAATTAATCATACTGTAAAAAACATAGATGATTTCTTACCCGAAGACATTGAGTTAGTTGATTACAACTGCTATACTGCTATTAAAGCAGATATGGCAGTATGATTGACTTAGAAGAAGCAAAAATAATTCGTTGCATAGTACACACCATTCAATTGGGTGATGTAGAGGATCCTGATATTATGGTAGCACACCCTATGTGGGAGTGGCAAGAAACAGAAGAAGGCAAATGGATTATGGAGCATAGCAGACCCATACCAAGTTGGAATAGATATGTAGATCAAAACACATATGGATACACTTATTCTATCACCGCTTATCTGAAACCAAAAGATTATACATTCTGGAGTTTAAAATTTAAATGAATATATTAGTAACAGGAGGCTGTGGCCTCATAGGACACAACGTAGTTAAAAGATTACAGGATCAAGGGCATGTAGTATCAATAGTTGATAACAAGACTAACTACGGTATCATCCCGCAAGATGAGATTGAGTATTTGATGCGTGAACGTCAAAAGAAGATTGGTGATAAGAGTTTTGTTTATACCAAAGATATTTCTAGCGCAGAAGATATTGACAGAATTTTTAGTATTGAAGAACCGGAAATAGTTATTCATATGGCTAGTTTCCCTAGACAGAAAGTAGTCAATGCCAACCCTGCATGGGGAAGTCGTGTAATGAGTGAAGGATTGCTTAACTTACTAGAAGCTAGTACAAAGTATGATGTACGAAAGTTTGTATATATCAGTAGTTCAATGGTGTATGGTGACTTTACTGATGATGTAACAGAAGATGCAATTTGCAAACCACAAGGACAGTATGGTATTATGAAATTAGCTGGTGAATGGTTAGTCAAAGATTATTCACGCCATGACTACATGGCTCATACTATTATTCGCCCCAGTGCTGTATACGGTCCATTAGATGTTGAAGATAGAGTTATTGCAAAATTCATGCTTACCGCGATGCGTGGGGGAACATTAAAAGTCAATGGGGAGAACGAAACATTAGACTTTACCTACGTAGAAGATGCTGCTGATGGAATTGTTGCTGCTGCATTAAGTGATAATACAGATAACAAAACCTATAACATTACTAAGAGCCATAGTCGTACTTTGTTAGATGCGGCAAACTTAGCCGTGAAGTTAGCAGGTAAAGGTACTATTGAACTAAGAAGCAAAGATGCTGATTTCCCTAGCCGAGGTGCGCTGAACATTGATGCTGCACGGAGAGACTTTGGATTTGATCCTAAAATAGATGTAGAAGAAGGCTTTGAAAAATATTATGAGTGGCTATCAAATTCCTCATTTTGGTCTGGCAAGACAGTATAAGAATCTCAAAGAAGAATTGCTTGATGCAACTGACCGTGCATTAAGTACTGGACAACTTGTGGGTGGGATATATACTCGTTCGTTTGAAAGTTGGCTAGCAGTTAAGACAAAGACTACACATGCTATAACTGTACATAGCGGTAGTCAAGCACTAGAGATAATTGCTAGACACAAATTATTATTGCACGGAGAAAACAATAACGGCACACCTACAATCAAGCTACCTAACCTAACTTACCCCGCGACACTTAATGCATTCATGAATGCAGGATGGAAAGTAGAATTGATTGACACTGATAGACATGGGATTATTAATGTTAATACTGACACATATATTTGTTTAGTAGGATTATATGGTAGGAAACCGTGGGCCGGTAAAGTATATCCTGATAATTATTCTTGCATTGTAGATGGAGCACAACATTGGTTGTGTGCAGACGGTGATGTTGGTAGTGGTATGGCAATTAGTTTTGACCCTACAAAGAACTTACCAAGTTCAGGTAATGGTGGAGCCATAGTAACGAATAGTGAAGCATTATATAGATTCGCTATAAATTACAAAGATAACGGAAAGTCAACTGATTTTTCACATCCTGGAACTAATACTAAAATGAGTGAACAAGATTGCGCTCAATTGTTAGTCAGAACAAAATACATTGATGAATGGCAAGACCGTAGACACGAGATAGCTAACTATTGGATTGATTGCTTTAAAGATTTACCGTTACGTTGTTTGACTGATACAATAGGGCCGCATGCTCATCAAAAATTTGTAATGTACATGCCGGATAGAAATTCATTACACACGCATTTGATAACTGACGGAATAGAATCAAAAATTCATTATGAATATACATTGGGTGACTTGCCGATTAGTAAAAATTTAGTAAAACCTGACATGTTAAGTACCAGCGTAATGCTTAGTAGGGGTGTGTTGAGTTTACCATTGTATCCTGAATTAACAGACGAAGAAGTAGAACATGTAGCAGATAAAGTTATAGAATTCTACAGATAAATAAGTGTATGTGGATATTGTCAATACTACCCAATTGGGTCTTTCATCTAATGTTAACAGCGGGGGTTATAGGAACCGTTGTAGGATTTGTTCTGGGGATGATTCCTTTTGTAAAAACATACATCATACCTATTAGAATACTCAGTTTGTTACTACTATCAGCGGCATTGTATCTAGAGGGCGGTATAGCAGACAATCTTATTTGGCAAGCTAGAGTCAAAGAGGTAGAAGCTAAACTAGCAATAGCAGAAGCAAAAAGCCAAGAACAAAACGTAAAAATTGTAGAAAGAATAGTTAAAAAGACTAAGAAAATACAAGGGAAGAGTAGAACTATTATTGAATACGTAGATAGAGAAGTGGTGAAAAATCAAGATGTTATCAAATACGTTGAAATGTGCCCAGCAATTCCTGAACCAATACTTAAAGCGGTTAACGATGCTGCAAAGATGCGTAGTGAGGTGAAGAAATGAGATATATAGTAGTAGTTATTGCGTTATTGTTAACAGGGTGTAGCGTATTTGTCCCGGTCACTGCTAAATTTCCAAGTGTACCAGACACGTTGTTAGAAAGCTGCCCCAAAGAACTAAAAACAATTGATGGGGACAAAGTAAGTATAATTGACTTGACCAAGTCTGTTGTAGAAAATTACGAAACATATCACTTGTGTGCTGAAAAAACAGAATCTTGGATTGAATGGTATAACATTCAAAAGAAGATTTTTGAAGAAGTCAACTAATCCTAAATAGTGATAAATACACTATAGTTTAGGATTTAGACATGACTCAACAATTAATCAATATAGGCGCGCAACCCAATGATGGGGAAGGTGATCCGTTACGCACAGCCTTTGCAAAGATTAACAATAACTTCACACAGTTATTCAGTACTGGATTTTTTACATCAAACGCATATTCTACTGGAACTACAGCAGGCCAGGTTATATTTGAAGCCCCAGTGGAAACATTTACACAAGGTATATTTCAGATTAATTCTAATGATACCGTGACCACTGACACTGAAAACATAATGTTAAATGTATCAGTAATAAATGATGGTTCGGGATTAAAATGGAATGGTCACAATACGCTATTCAATGGTAATGCTCTTACTGGATATGAAATGGACATAGCTAATTCTAATGTAAGAATACTAGTTAATCCGTTAGTAGACACTACAATCTTTCACTTTATATCAGCACAGATTACTTGGACAGGAGTTCCTATTCTCGGATTGAACTTGATTACAGATAGTGTGGTTGATCCTCTAATATTAGATACAGAAAACAATTTCAATATACAGACTGAAAATCAAGTCACAGTATGAGAGCAAAAGAATTTGTAACTGAGGGTAGGACAGGAACAATCACCCGTGATGTTGGATTAGCATTACCGGGTGTGTTTAAGATTCCTGCACTTAAGAACCAAGACCCTTATTTACAATATCGTTTTGGTGTAGCGATTGCAGGTGCTAAAGGTGCGGCTCAACGTGCTAAAGATGGTGTCCCGGCTTTTGATGGTAAAGAGTCGGTATTCGGTGAAAATGAAATTATTGTAAGTTACGATCCTAAGGCAGAAGTATGGATTAAAGATGCATTAGCAGTGATGGGTATGCCACCAAGTGATGCAGTACGCATTGGTACACAAGCTAGCGAAGAAGCACCAGACGTAGATAAAGTTAGCCCAATTAAAGGCTTTAAGGGATATCCAAAATGAGAGCCAGTGATTTTTTAACTGAGGGCGAAGGCAAGATGCATGACCATCATAGCCAAGCTACACAGGGCGTTTACAAGAGTCGTGACATAGGTGGATATGATCGCATATATCATTTGAATCGTTTAATGATGGCTATGAGTATGGCTGACGGTAAAAGTCAAGATGCAGTAGATATGGATAACGCAAGTTTTGCTGAAAAGTACAACACAGTGCATCCATACACCGAAGAAGAATATAATATGTTCATTGCAGCTACAAAGACTATACCAACTGATAAAAAAGAAGTTGTTCCTTATTCAAAATCTAAGGAACCCGAAGATACCAACACAAAGAGTTTAGCTAAGCCATTTAAAGGTTACAAAAGAAAATAAATTAGTGTAGTGAATCATGCTTAAATAATAGCATGATTGATATTAACAACACCTTAGACCTCGTAAAACTTAAATTCTATAATGAATACCTATACCAATGCCACATATATGATGAGGGTGATAGTCAAATGCACAAAACATTAACTACACAAATAACAAAACAATACATTGATCCACTAAATCTACCCAAAGATAGTAAAATCTTAGATTTGGGTTGCGGTGCCGGATATTTTTTGGATGAAATGAAAGCACGTGGTTATACTGATTTGGTAGGAGTAACACTAAGTCCCGGGGATATTAAAATTTGCGAAGATAATGGGCATACAATTGCAAAGTATGACTTAAGTTTCTTACCACAAAAAGATGGATACTATGATGAAAGTGTTGACTTTATTTTCATACGTCATGCATTAGAACACAGTCCATATCCTATCTTTAGTTTAATGGAATACAATCGTGTATTAAAACAAGGATCAAAAATCTACATTGAAGTCCCTGCTCCCGAT